TTGTCAGAAAGGTTTTCGGCGCCTAACTGCATGCCCTGAATTGCCTCGCCGCCGAATGGTGTTACGCCCTGATCCATGAGCGCCTGCGTTGTTGCCGACACATCGGGTGCTGGAGTGGCCACTGGGGTTATGGTTTGCCATCCGTCGCGACCAATATCAGAAATTATTGTGGGCGTGCTGGCGGCTTGCTCCCCTGCCGTCTGGATAAGCTGTGCGCCCGCCGCTCCCTCTGTCGCCGCTTGGGTTGCGGCTTGAGTTCCGGCTTCTCCTGCGGCCTGAGTTGCGGCTTCAGTTCCGGCTTCTGCCGCACCACCTAACAAGTCACCAATACCGCCAGCGGCTCCGGCAGTCAGTCCGGCGAGCAACCCCCTCTTCAGGTCGCCTGTTACTGCCGCAGTGCCCGCCCCAGTCAATACTGCGGAACCAAGCACCCCGAGGCCCATCTGGCCGCCAAGCCAGCCCAGCGCGGGAGCCAAGAACGGCAAGAATGCCTCGGGCTGTCCGGTCACAGGGTTGGTGGTTAGCTGGCCCGTGGGTGAGAGCGCCGCAATCCCAGCGACTTCCACTGGGTTCATGTGAACCAGCATGGAGTCACCATACCGGCCATACTGCGCCATTTCGTCCATAAAGGGTTTTGCGGGATATCGGTTCATATCTAACTCGTCTCTACGCCGAATAAGTTAAAGCTCATGCCGGTTGCACTCGCGTATACCTTGACCACATCATTCTGGCCAAGCGTTAAGCCGAGAACAGCCGTAAACGATTCGCCTGTTGCTACTGACTTGTCATAGTAAAGGTACTGCTTGTCATCAGCGCCCGCGTCATTGACGTGGACACTGAGCCTGAAGGTAATTGCGCCACCCGTTCTGTTGCAGGCAACAAATGAACTACAGGTCGTCTGGCTTAGGTTTGGGACGGTATACAGCGTCGTGGTTGTTGTCGCCGCCGCGTCAACCTGCCCAAGAACCTTGATAATGTCAGCCATTGCCGGCCCCCATCAAAAGGAACTGAAAGCGCCGCAGGGCCAGAGACGAGGGCTTGCTTGTCTTGTCCCTGTTGGATTCAATCGCCGAGTTTGCATCCTGCAACGACTGCTCCAGCGTCCGCCTAGTGACCTGCTCGTTCTCGCTGTCGTAATCCCTCGGAGCTACCGGAAGCGCAATATATCTAGCCATTACCGCTTGCCGTCCGTGCGCGTGTCAAAACGCATATCGCCCAAGGTCCAGCCGTAGCCGGTATTGTTTGCCTCTATGCGAACAATAAGCTCTCTGGTTCTGGCACGAACATGGTTTTGGTTGGTTGTGCTTGTAACTGTCGAGGTGGAGAGCGTGGATTCAGAACCCAGCGGAAAATCTCTCCCCTTCAGCGTCACCGTGATATCTGCGTTGTCGGGCGTGCCCCGGAACGTGAAGTCCGGTATGAAACGTCTAACGGTCATAAAGGATTCGCCGTCTTGCAATCCTACGCCACCTGACTCTACATACGCATTCAGGGCACTGCCATCGGCGTCGTACCCGAACTCCTGACTATACAGGTATTGCGTGTACACGTCATCAAGATTGTTTGACGAGGCCACGGGGTAGTCTTTTGTGGGGGTGTGCCCGTAAGTCCCGCGATCCATCGTCCCGATGGCCCAGCTATTCTCAAGGTAGTTATATGTAACATAGTTAGTCACATCGGCGCTTGCTGTGCCGACCGGGTAAAACCACGTTACTTCTGAGTCGTCAGGATTACTGACGGCGAATATCTTATACCTCTGGCTCATCTGAACATTGCTGAACACATAGTCCAGCACAGAGCATGGCAGGCGCTGTACAGAGCCGCGATAAACATAGAACCCTTCGCGATCCATAAAGAACACCGCGTCAGCCGCCGTGACCGCCGCGTTGGGCGAGATCAAGCTGATATTTTCCGCCACGGGGTTAAACGAGTACACAAACGGGGCGCCGATATAGCGCATTGACTGGATACCCTCGTCGGTGAAAATAAGGATTTCCTGCCTCGTTTTTGTCGCTCCGACAATGGTGGTTCCGGTGGATAGCACCTGCCCTCCGGCAGAGTTAATCGCTGTCGGCGTCCAGTCCGTTGCGTTTTCCTGATCTGACCAGCGGACCAGAAGCGGGTCTATTTCGTCGCCCCCCAGAGGGTTCACGCCAAAACATATAACGTGGCGGTCGATGTCTGAAACCATCACCTGAAACGCCGCAGATGGAGCATTGCTGGTGCTGGGGAAGGCCACTGCGTCCGTAAGGTACTTGGCCCTTTGGTAGACCCCGCCTGCGTATGACGCAACAACCGCGCCACCTGCGTCATCGGCGCTGACCGTGACATCCGAATCGACCGGAGCGCCTTCGGCGTCTTTTGCCGTGATCGTGTAGGTGTCGGCATCTATGATGCTGTCCACCGTGTATGTCTGGTTTAACACATCTGCTGTAATTGTCGAGCTTCCGGACAGTGCCGTAGCCCCAGAGAATGTCACCTGATTTTCGCCCGCCGGATTTATGGGCGACTCTGTACAGCCGTGCGCGGTTTCGTTGACCGTTATGGTGCTACTCCCCGTGCTGGCGTCAAATGTCACGTCGCCCGCCGCAGTAACAAGCCGTGGACTGCTGGAGGACCAGTAGGCAACAGGGCCACCTCGGGCGCAAAAGATCAAGTCTGGGCCGAAAATGTCCTGACTATAGAGGCGAAGCTGTTCCGCAAACGTGATCTCGCCGCGCGTTCCCCAGCCACCGCTACCCCAAGGCCCGACACCCCAGCCCGCACCGTCTACATAATAATTGGTGCCAGTTTCCAGAAGGTAGTATGCAATGGTCCCCGCGCCGCCGTCTGCTGTATCTGACGAGTTAGCCGTAACGACGTTGCCAGATGTATCCTTTGCTTCAATCGTGTAGGTGTCTTCGTCTTCGACGTTAATAATCTGGTATTGCTGGTTGAGCACCTCGGCGGTAATGTTGCCGCCAAGGCTCGTAGCGCCCTCAAAGATGACCCAGTCATCAGGCGTAGCGCCGTGGTCCGTGTCTTCAACAGTGAGAATGCTTTGTCCGTCCACGGCGGTAAACCTTGGATCTCCTGCCGCAGTGGTCAACCTAATCGGCGTCACGTCGTAAAACAGGGTGTCTCTTTCTACATAAAACCGGAGATTGGTCCCCACGCCAAGGTAAAGGTCGCCAGTAATAATTGCCCAGTCTTTCAAAGACCGGCACACGCCTTGGAATGTGTTGTTGCTGTATTTCGCCCAGCCGCCAATGGACTCTACGCGGCCCTTTCTAAACCTGATCTTGTCCGAGTCAAACCAGCCAGAGGCGGCACTGTACTGTGTGCCCTCCTTGTTGACCCCCGGCTGAAACTGGATTTTAGTTAGCGCCATGCTAAAACCTCAGTATGTCCACATCACGGGGTCGCCTTCCCTTGTGTCAACATGCACAAAGCCTGCCGCCACCCCGATACCTGTAAATCCCAATTCGATTGCATTCTTCACCAGAATCATCCGCTGAAAGCCATCCGCTACCTGTATATCGGAGGCTATTCCCTTTGCGTGAGTCCCCGGTCTTTTCTTCGCCGCCTCGATGCTGTGGGTGGGCGACCTGTAGCCGGAGGTAACCCGGAACGGAAAGCCGCAATTCATTCGCAGATGATCCAGCTTTGCTACAAATTCAAGCTGGATTTCATTTTCTCCCGTCTCCTGACAGTCGAACTCATCCAGCGTGAAGTACCGAAAGTTGGTCATTCCTTCTTGCCTGAACCTAGAAATAACCCGAATGCCCCCGTCAAAGCCCCTGTCATCACGCTCACCAGCGACGCCTGTTGCGTGTTTGGATCTGGGAGCGCCATAAACCACTCCAGCGTATTCCACGTCATTGCCATCATCATCAGGATGAGCAGTCTCGGGATAATCCGGAGCTTTTCTATGTCGTCAATGGTCATCGCTCGCGGTTGACCCCTTTTATTTTCTCCACGGTTCTGAGGCCGCCAAGCCCCAGCATGCCAAGTAGCACCGTGAGCAGACTTTGCATGTCAAATTCTGGAAGATCCGGAATGCTTGACCCGCTCCACGCCGCAAAGAAAATAACGACTGGAAGGCCCAAGAAGTGCCAAAAAAGCGCCAGTCCGCAGGACCAGCCAACAAAGGGGCGCCATCCAGCAACAAACAGGCTTTTGTGGGCCGCCTCGGTTTTGTTGACCTCTACCTGACTCTTCGCCAGTTCGTGAGCGTGACGCTCCGACATGGTGGCGATTTCATGGGCGAGCCTGTTTCTTTCGTCTGCGTCTGGTATGAACTTGTCAAGTATTGCCGAGATCGGCCCAACCAAAAGCTCTAGCATCAGCCCGCGCTAATCTTTAGCGTGCCGCTGTCGTTCCATACCTGCCCCGCAACTGACGGGTCGGATGTCGGCAATCCCTGAAGCCTGACGTAAGCTCCAATTTTCCCGCTGGGGGTATTGCCGTTGTCGCACGACAAAGTAATGGTGTCGTCGTTGTTGGTAATCACTAGCGTTGCGGAGGAGTATGTAGTGTTTTCCGCCTCGATCCGCATGTTGGCGGCGGCGGTGCCTAGTGATGCCGCTTCGTACACATGCAAATCTGCGCTCGGGCTGGCCGTGCCGATGCCAACCTGCTCCGACGAGCTTATGGTGATCGCAGTGCTGGTAGCGTTGTCGTCAATACCTGTGGAAGTGAAGCCCGCAACCGTGACCGATGCGGCACCGCTCATGTCGATGATGTCCTGCACCTGATTGTGCGAAAATATATTCGCACCGTTGTTTCTGATCCTAACTGTTTTGCCGCCGACGCCGCCGTCAGAGATTTCAAATCCAAAGTTGTCGCTGACGCCGTAAAAGCCGGACTTCTGGTTCGCATTGACGCCCTGAATGATTGAATTGTCACCGGATGAACCGCCAGCCACTGTCACCACAGTTGCGGTCGCGTTGTCGTCGATGCCTGTGGAGGTGAATCCGGAGCAGGTAAACGTGGTGGCAGTAGACGTGAGCGCGT